ACTGGCTCTGGCTCTGGCTCTGGCTCTGGCTGATGGATTAACTTATGGGGTGTGCCTATGGAGTTTTGCCATGCCTTCAAGAAGGGATGAGCCTTAATCGTAAGACAGGCTAACCAGAACACACCCCACCATTTACGCATAGCTGATATTCGTGTATGATATATTATATGATTAAAACAGTTTTTCTTGTAACATCATTAGCATTATCGCCAGCTTTACTTGCTGCTCCGCCCCACGCACAACAAGAAAAAGTTGAAGGCAACGCCATGGTTCCCGACCCTAAACCTGTAGAACCACGTAAGCCATTCTTGCCGCCTAATTGTAAATATTATAGTGAAATGACGGATCATCTTTCTAAAAAATATGGTGAACATTCATTATTCAGTGGTATTCAAAAAGGCGGGCAGACATTACGTGATATATTTATCAACATTGACACAGGATCTTATTCTGATGTGGTTATTACTCCTAAAAAGCATGGCTTGGTGGCATGTATAGTATCAAGTGGTACGGCGGCTACTGTGCATGACGCAATTAAACCACACACAATATAAATCCACTATGAATGAAAGTAAAATATGTGTATCATTAGCGATATGGTGAATGTATGCGTATAAAAATTCAAGACAATAACTTTTTGGCATCACGGTCACGTGGTGGCGGTGCTAATAACTATGGCGGTTTTGGTGGCATGGTTAATCACGCCAGCGGTCAAGGTACCTCATTAGATAAATCATGCGCAGCCTTCTTTACGGCGGGCTATACACCCAATAAATATGATTTAGAAAATCTTTATGTTCAATCGTGGGCGTGCCAAAAATTCATTGATATCCCCGTAGACGATATGTTTATACGCCCCCGTATGTTTAAGGATATGGATGAAAAACATATTGAGGAATTAGAAGAACAACAAAAACTATATGAGGTCTATACCCGTATGGCCATGGCGATGAAGGCGGGCCGCTTATATGGTAGTGGAATGATTTTGATGATTACCAAAGAAGCACCGCTTGAAAACCCTATGATGATTGATAGATTACGCCCTGGTGACTTGCTTAATTTACTAGTAGTTGATCGTTATGATTCAAGTGTTATCGCTTATGATACTGACCCCACATCATTAAATTTTGGTAATCCTGACACGTATCGGGTTAATTTACGTAAAGGTGGATCATTCAACATACACCATACGCGCGTAATACGTTTTGATGGCCGTAAATCACCGTCTATGTGTGGTTGGGAGCAAAATGATCAATATTGGGGAATATCAGAGGTTATACCGGTCGTACCAGCTATTTTACAAGAACATCAATTATCTGGTGATATATCATACCTAACCACTGAAACATCTATACCAGTTGTTAAAATATCTGACTTCTATGATGCTATAGCCGGCGGTAAGGATGCTGATTTAACGCTTGACGAACGTGGCGCGACCGCATCTATCAATAAATCAATTTATCGCACTATGTATATGGACAGCGAAGATAGTTTTGAACGCCATAACGTTAATTGGTCAGGATTGCCAGACCTTATGGACAGATATGCTAAACGACTTGCGGCGGCGGCCGACATACCAGCAACCAGATTTTATGGCCAATCACCATTGGGGATGAATAGTACGGGTGAAGGCGATGCAGTTAATTACGCTATGAGTGTAAGCGCAGAACAAAACAAAAAATTAAAAGACCCATTTTACATACTAGATAAAGTTATGATGAAAAACGCTGGTATTGAAACTGAAGTGTTTTATGATTTCCCATCATTAATTGATATGTCAGATAGTGATAAGGCAGAAATTGCCAATAAAAAGGCTGACACTGTTACGAAATTAGTTACGGGTAATATCATTGATGAGAACGAAGCGCGCGGCATATTGGATGGCGATGAAGTTATTGGTGTATTAGAGGAATTAGATGATATTGATGATGAGCCTGATGATGATGAAAAAGAATTAATGGAGTTTATGCGCAAATCAGCCATTAATATGGTGAATAATGCCAAAGAAACCACCTAAAACCGTTGAATCACTAAGACGTGAAGAACGTGCTTATGAAAGTAGCATAAGACGTTTTGTGCTAAATCCCTTTATGACAATATTAGGTAATCGCTTTGCACAGGCTGAAGCCTTACGCGGAGTATTCATATCACAACTTGAAAACGATATAGCTGATTATAATATTGATAATGTCAGCGATCGTATTGCAACAGATCATATAGACAGTGTGCGCGCGCGACATAAGCGTGACACCCTTTCATCCTTTAAGCGGGTATTGGGTGTTAGTGTAGCAGGGTTGCTTTTTGACCCCGCTATTAAGCCCATTATGGATAGACGTATTATTACAAACGTTGCTTTGATTCGTTCTATACCACCGCAATTTGGTGATGAACTATTACGTGCGGTAAATCGCACGGTTGTTGAAAACGGATTTAATCAACAGGCATTGGTACAGACATTAAGAACAAGATTTAGGGTATCACGTAGCCGTGCCCGTTTAATCGCACGTGATCAAACCAGCAAAACCATTGGTGAATTAACTAAGCTAAGACAACAGCAATTGGGCATAAGGCAATATAAATGGCGCACATCACAGGATGAACGTGTACGACATGATCACGCAGTTTTAGAAGGTCAGGTGTTTTCATGGGATAACCCGCCTGATGTTGGACACCCTGGTGAGCCGATACAATGTCGATGTACCGCTGAAGCAATTATACCCGATGATTTTTAGACATTGTTGTAAATATCTGTATGTGTTAAAATTCATGTGAGTTAAATAATTTGGTGCGGTTATGCCTGATAAAATTGAAATTAGCGGTGTTGATAGATTGCCTATTAAGGCAACGCGTGAAAAAACGGCTGAAGGCTATTTAAAGGCGATCGCCGCGGTTACTTGCGTTGGTGTGCAAGATTACAGCGCGCGTGATTTTGGTGAAAATAGTGATCGCCGTGTTGGTGTGCTACGTGGTGCAGATGTAGTATTTCATAAAGATACGATTGAATCAGCACGTATGAAGCCCGTTACAGAGCAACACCCACAAGATGATGTAACCGCAAAAAATCATAAGGATGTTTCTATTGGTTCATTGGGTGAGAATATACAGCCTATTGATGGTGAACGCCTAGGCGGTACAATTATAATTAATGATGAGGGCGCAATTAAGAAAATTGAAAACGGCCTTGTCGAAACAAGCGCGGGCTATGATGCCGTGCTGATTAAAGAATCTGGTAATTTTCAGGGCAAAGATTACGAGTATAAATTTACAGGCCCTATGTTGATCAATCATTTAGCGGTTGTAGACGCAGGGCGATGTGGCCCAACAGTTAAAATTTTAGACAAGAAAAAGGATAAAACCATGGATAAAGAAGAACTTATTAAGTTTTTGTGTGACGCTGGTATTGTTGATAAGGACGGTAAAGCCCTTAAAGATGATAAAGGTGATGACGAAAACGCAGCAGTATCAAAGATTATTGATGCACTACCTAAAATCATTGAAAGTGCAGTTGATGCCGCTTTGGAAGATGCTGAAGATGAAGAAGGCGAAGATGATGCTGAAGCTGATGAAGCTAAGGTACAAGATGCCGTTGCACAACGTACAAAGCTGATCACAGATGCCTTACCACTTATGGACAAGGACACAAAAGACGGTGATGTTCATAAAATGAGCGATCGTGAAATTCTTGAAGCCGCTACCAAAGAAACTGTTGGTGAAGGTTTTGCCGATAAATCAGATGATTATCTACAGGCTGTTCTTGATGGTCTTATTAAAGATCGTAAAGAAGCTGGTGATCAATACCCTGTTGGTGGTGATAAAACACAACACCTTGATGCTGCTATTAGTGAAACTGGTCAAGGCACTCCTATTAACGGCTTACAAGCCCGTAAATTAATAAAGAAAGGTGAATAATTATGACTATTCAAACAAACTATAATCGTCATCAATCCAAAGGATTTGTTGGCACAAAGGCGCGTCCTAATGCGCCGTATAACTTTGAACAAGGCGAAGCTGGCGTTGCAGTCCGTCCTGGTCAAGGTGTACTTTTTGATATTGCTAATCAAGTATATGTTTTACCAACAAGTGCGGTTGAACAACTTGAAGTAACACATATCGTTGCGTATGAAATGGGTACGATCCAAACGGGTACGGCCATTCCTGCAGGTGCCAATAGTGATGTTCTTGTTGAATTTGCTGCGGGCGATGTTCTTAAGCTTGCTGATGAAGGACATTTCTTTGTTACTGGTGGTGAAACATTGGTACCAGGCGATGAAGTGAAATATGATCATGCTACTGACAAATGGGTTAAGCACGCAAATGCAGACCTAGATGGCAACCCACGTAAATCAGTGGTTGTTAAAGTTGGCGGTGCTGATGAAGAATTAATCGAAGTTCAATTACAGGCCGGTACACGCCGTCCTAAAATCTAAGAAAGGATTTTAAACAATGCCTAATATTTTTGGTAAGTCACAATATGACTATAATTATCTTGGAGCGATCAATGATTCTGCTTTAAGAGACTCAAACAATGCTTTGCTTGCACGTAAGGGCATGGAGCATAACTTTAACGCGCTACGTGATGCGCATAACCCGCTTGCAGTACCTTTTAAAGATGCTGAAATGCACGCACAGGCTATTGGTTTTGTGACGAATAACTTGCAAGCCATTCAAGCTGAAATTGATGAAATTCTTTATCTTGATTTCCGCCTTGATGAATATTTCCCTATGATGAGTAATATTCCTGAAGGAGCAACCACATATTCATACAAAGTATCTGATAAAGTCGGACTTGGTAAGTTTATTGAAGTTGATGGTACCAACGCCAACAGCGCGCAAGTATCATTACGTAACGTTGGATATGCTCTTGAATATGGTGGTATCATCCCAAAATGGACGATTGAAGAAGCACGTAATGCGGCCTTTGCAGGTTTTGCATTAAGTACCGAAACAATCAGTGCAGGTGTAACAGGTGCGATGGATCACATTGAACTTGTAGGTCTGCAAGGTGATGCAACACATAAATTCACTGGTTTGACCAATGATGCAGGTATTGTGACCACAGCATCGGCCAATAACGTTGCCAGCATGACACCTGATGAACTTGTTGAGTTTATTCAAAACAACGTAACAGCTATCGTAAATCAAACTAAAGAAGTATTTGGCCGTGTGGTTAAAATGCCTATGACGATTTATGCCCCTGTTAGTCAGTGTGCCCGTATTACAGAATTGCGCCTTGCGGATGATGCAAGCCGTTCTGTATGGGATTACGTTAAGGTTAATAACCTTTGGACACGTATGACAGGTAACGAGTTGATGATCAAAACCGTTGCTGAAATGCAAGGTGCTGGCGCGGCTGGTAGTGACCGTATGTTGTTTGGTTTTAATGATGATCGTGTGATGGAAATGGCTATGCCAATTGCACCACGTGTTATTACAACGCTTGACAATGCATACAGTGTTAGCGCACCAATGGAATATAAAATATCAGGTCTTAACGTTAAGCGTCCAACCGCAATGCGTTATGTTGATAACGTTTAATTGAAAGGAAAAAAAATGCCTAAATTTAAAAATACTGGTACATTCCCTATTGAAATTGGTGGTGTGTTGTTACGACCCGGTACCGTATCAGAAGTTTCCGATAAGGCTTTTGAAGATTTTTGTGAAAACCCTGCGGGGAAAAAGCTTTGCAAAGAGAATCTTAAGAAAGTTGGAGAGTCTGATGCACCAAAAGCTGGTAAAGCAGCTGATGCACCTAAAGACGAAGATAAGGGTGATGAAAAAGCTGATTTATTGGTACAGGCTGAAAAGCTTGGCTTAAAGGTCAATAAGAACTTTGGCATCCCTAAGTTGAAGGAAATGATTGCGGAGGCTGGTAAAGCAGCTGATGCACCTAAAGACGGTAAATAATAACCATGCAAAGCGCAAGCGACTTACTAGCGGGTTTTCGTATTAGATTCCCTGAATTTTCGCAAAATATCTTAAGTGATGAACGCGCTATAATGTATCTCGATGATGCGCTTTGCATTTTCTGCCATTGTGAAAAAGCTGTTTTATATCTGGCCGCACACCTTTATGTTATGGATCGTGACCAAGGCGCGGGTGTGGCGTCTGCGGATGATGACAGTGTTGATGGTGGTGGATTAGATGGCGGTCTAGGTCTTGTGACCAAAGATGGTATAGGTAAAAAAGAAACCCAATATACATATCAATCAATGCAAGGCGGCAAAAATAACGAAGGTCTTTACTATGAACAGACTTTATACGGACGCAAGTACATTGAGTTTGCTAAGAAATGCACACCAACGGCTTTTAAAATACGCGTATTACCATAGGTGAATAATGGCAAATGTTAAATTCAAAGGTGGTAAAGAGTTCAAAAAATTATTAGATACGGCGTTAAAAAACGGTAAGGAACGTGTTGAGGTCGGATTTTTTGAAGGTGCGCGCTATATTAATGGTACGCAGGTGGCGCATGTTGCCGCCATTCATCAATTTGGCGCGCCGCGCGCGGGTATACCTGAACGCCCTTATTTTTCTAATGCGAACCGGACCGTAAAGCCTAAGTTGTTACGTGTATTGGTTAATAATGTTGATACAAAAAATATGGTTGTTGATCAGAACATTGCCGATAAATTAGGGCTTGTGTTCAGTGATGAATTAAAAGCCGCTATTACACGCCTAAGAACACCACAGAATAAACCACAGACGATTAAAGCAAAGGGATCAAGTAATCCGTTGATTGATACTGGCCTTATGCGTCAGTCCGCAACGTGGGAGGTAATAGCATGACGTTGGTACGAGGTAATGCACGCCGTATATTAAATTCACCCTTATATACTGAAGATATTTGTGTAATACGCCAAGACGGTGGCGCGCGTAATAAATACGGTGAGTATGTTGCTGGCCGCGATAATATCTATGATTTGAAGGCGTCTATTGAGCCGATTGATCCTGAAAGTGCATCATTTTATAGAAATATATTGCCAGAAGGTAATCGCATTATTGATGCACGGTTTTTTTATATTGAAACCACTGATCCTGATTTTTTAAAGGCTTTACGTGTGGGTGATTTTGGGCAATCACAGCGTGATATTATTGAACATAACCATATAAGATATATTGTGCGCAGGGTGGCAGATTATTCACAGCATGGGCATATTGAGGTATTGGCGACAAGGCAGGAAAATCAAGATGATTGATACCACCGTACCCATTAGAGATATTGAACGGATCATACGTGGTTATGTTGCGCTGGCTAGTGGTCTACCCTCACCAAACGTTATACCAGGTAATGATAATGCCCCTTCGCCTAATGGGTTATATGCCACGGTATTATTAATCAATGAGGGTGAAATAGGAACGAACCAAGAATTATATGGTAAGCCCGATGCTGCAGGTGAAACAATACCCGTAAGAGTTCAGGCGTCCATACGTGCTGTTTATAGTATTCAGTTTTACCGTGATGGTGCCATAGATGCTGCCCGCCGTTTTAAAAAATTCAAACATACGCGTGAGGCTCGTGAGTATTTACAAGAAAACAACATAATAATAAAATTACCATCGTTAATTGAGCGCGTTGATGATATAATGTCAGATGAATACGAAGAACGGGCACGTATTGAAGCTGATATTTACTATATATGCACGCTCGATCAGGAAGATGTAGAAATTATAGACGCCATTAATGTGGATTTATGCCATAATAACGGCGATAACCCAACGCTAGAAGAAAAGGTTGAAATAAATGACACTTGATATTTCAGATATTGTACGCGTAACCGCGCAAATTGCACCACAAGGGGTATTACGCCGTGAATTTGGTATACCGCTATTTTTAACAACGGACACCACTTTACCTGCTGGTTCAGGTCGTGTGGGTGTGTATCCTAATTTTGAAGCAATTGAAGCTGCTTTCCCTGTTGGTTCAGAGCCATATCAAGCAGGTCAGATTTACTTTTCACAAACGCCATTCCCTAAGAATTTGGTTATTGCACGTTGGATTGATGCTGATGCACCAGCGATATTACAAGGCGGTATGAATAATGGTACCGTTGTAGGTTATCAGGGCGTACCTAACGGATCATTTAGTATTAATGGCAACAACATTACAGGTATTAACCTTGGTGGCGTATTATCATTTACTGAAGTTGCGACACGAATTGAAACGGCCTTACAAGCAAGCGGTATTGCTGATTATGCGGCGGCAACATTCACTTTTGATCCTTTATCACAGTCATTTACGCTTTCAACTGATACTGTAGTTGGTAGTACGGTAGGCATGACGGTGGCTACGCCCGCTGGTGTAGGTACGGACATATCAGCCTTACTAGGTCTTGATGCGCTGTCAGGTGCGGTGGCCAATGCGGGTGATGATGCTGAATTGGTTGAAGATGCTTTGGAATCTATCCGTGCGCTTAATGATCAATGGTATTTCATTACAGTTGATAATAGCATTAGTGATACACCAGTTGTTCAGGACATTTCGGCATGGGCTGAAGCTGGTATTTATCAATTTTCAAGTGGTACCACAGACCCACAAGTTATTGTGACCGGTGATACTATAAGTATTGCGGCACAGCTTGATGCATTAGAACGTGAACGTACATTTACGACATATTCTAAAACAGCTGATTATAAAGCCCTTTCAGTGGCGGGTCGGTTTTCTTCAGTTAATTTCAATGCTAATAACTCAATTATTACGGCTAAATTTAAAGATTTACCCGGTACATTGGCTGATGATGATATTGATACAACCATTCAAACTGAATTAGAGCGTAAGAGAATCAATTATTACGCGCCGTTCACAGGCGATACAATCTATGCTGAAGGTTACAATCATAAGCCGGGTGTATTTACCGATGTACGCTATTGGTTGGATTGGTATGTAAATGCTATTCAGGTTGATGTTTACAACCTATTACGTCAATCACCGGCGCGTGTGCCCCTAACTAATGCTGGTATTACGGCGGTTCGTCAAGTTATGGAACTTGTCAGTGAGCAAGGTGTCAGAAATGGCGGTATTGCCCCTGGTCAGTTATCAACTGCCTTACAAGAGGACGTACAAAATACAACATTAAATCAAGGATTTGATGGGTACCTTCCAAAAGGGTATTTAATCCACATTGGTGCGTTGGCCGATTTACCACAAGATCAGCGAAACCAGCGTATTGCACCACCTGTTAAGATTTGGCTTAAAGGTTCTGGCGCAATTCACTTTATCGACATTGATATTTGCTTTGAGAATTAAGAAAGGAATCACAAAACATGCTTTTTGATTTAGAAACAACATCCGTACAAATTAACGGACATAACGTCACAGGGTTTAGTGATGACGGTGATGCACTATCGCTACCAACAATTGAACTGGCCAGCGTTAAGCGTGGCGCAGACGGTGTTATGGTGGGTGCCAGCACAGGTAATAAAGGCGGGCCGGTAATGCTTAAATTACAGCCTAACAGCGACACAACAAAATTCTTAATGGGATTGGTGGCAACATTACAAAATAATGGCCGTATTGTCTTTGATGGTATCGTAAATGATATTGCCAATGGTATTGTAGTGCGTCTTGAACGCGGTATATTGACTGAAGCACCAACAGGCAATACGTTAGGAAAAGGTGATATTGCAAACATGGAATTTACTTTTGAATTTGAGCGTGTTACACCTGATTATAGCGGTGCTAATTTCAATACATTGCCCGTTGGGGGTTAATTAATACGAGGTAGGCCATGGACGCCAGCAATATAGATAAATATTTAGAGCCTGAATTTACGTTAAATGAAGTGTCATTTCGTGTGAATAAATTAAATGCCATGGATGGATTTGCATTATTTGAGATAATTCGTAAAGAACTTGCCACAACGTCTGATAACATTGACCTTAATGGCGATAATGATGCTGATGATTCTATATTAATCATTAAGGCTATTGCATCGCTAGAACCTACTTTTGTGGAAAAAATCAGAAAAGCTTTATTTTCACGTGTTCAATTCAAGGGTAATGGTGCTGAAAGCTATGTCGCCCTAGCGGGTACAGAAGAAATGGCATTTCAAAATCTTGAACCTATTGATGTGTACGAGGTCTTGTTGAGGGCCTTGGCCGTAAATTTTACCGGTTCATTTCGCGCGATAAAGTCAAGATCGCAAAGCCTTCAAGGACTTTTGAAGTCGTAGAGACTGTCAATATACCACAGTTTTTATCAGGGCCTATTGATGCACATCTTTGTCCATTTGGTGATGTGTATGTTCTTAATATTGATGATTTTGCTGATATGAACGAGATTCTTATGATAAGATATGAGAATAAAAGGCGCGCTGATGCATACGCCAAAAGTCAGGAAGGCAAAAACAAGTGACCACAACCGTATTAGATAAATTCATTACGATACTAGGCTTTGAGGCTGATGATAGTGGCATACGTAAGGCACGTAAAAGCTTCAACGAATTTGCAAAAGACGCCAAGAAAATTGGTAAAGACCTTACCACGCGCGTGACATTTCCTATTGTAGGTCTTGGTGCCACGATGATTAAGTTGGCATCTGATGCTGAAGAAACCCAAAACAGGTTCAATGAGGTATTTAAGGGTATTGAAGATGAAGCGGATACTGCATCAAAAGAAATATCTAAAAGTTTTAATTTAGCCGGTTTAACAACACAGAAATTATTAGCCGATACTGGTGATTTATTGACAGGTTTGGGTTTTACAAAAAAAGAATCTCTGGAACTTGCTAAATCTGTTGTCTCTTTATCTGGTGATATCACATCATTTAAGGACGTTCAAGGCGGTGCAGAGCGTGCCGCATTGTCTATCACTAAAGCATTACTAGGGGAAGCAGAAAGCTTAAAAGATACAGCTAAGATTGCTCTTTTAGAGGCAGATGTCCAAGATAGGCTTAAAATTATTAGGAAGCAAAATACTGGACTGACAGAGCAACAAGCTAAAGCTTTGGCAAGATTATCTATAATACAAGAAAGAACGACAACAGCATTAGGCGATTACGAAAAAACAAAAGAAAGTGCCGCTAATCAGTCCAGATCATTAACGGAGGAATTAAAAAGTGTTGGTGTTGAATTAGGTACTATATTATTGCCAATGTTTTTAAAAGGGGTAAAAAAAGTACGTGAATTAGTTAAGGCGTTCAGCGAACTTACCACAGAGCAAAAAGAAAATATACTTCAAATAGCAGGTATTGCCGCGGTAGTTGGCCCGCTGATATTTGCTTTAGGTGTATTGGCATCATCAATATCATCAATTATAGGTCTTGGCGTTATCTTATTTGGCGTGTTTAGAAAGTTAGCCATTGGAACTATATTATGGAAGGGATTTTTACTGGCGTTAAGTATTGCGGCCAATATAGTTGGATTTGCATTTACACTTCTGATGGGTGTTTTAAAAGCATTGAGACTACTATTATTTGCTAATCCAATAGGTATAGCAATACTTGCCGTGGTGGCGATGGGTGCGGCAGTGTTAAAGCTTACAGGCCAGTGGGATAATTTTGTAAACTTATTTAAAAAAGGCTTTGATTTTGTCATGCGTGGTCTAGGGCGTGCCAAAGACTTCATAGGCGGTATTTTTGGTGGTAGCAATAACGTTAATCTTAATCAGTCTATAGAGGGTGCCGCCGCACGTAATACAGCACCCGTAGCAAGCCCGTTGAGAAACAGTATTGTACCGCGCACAAACAATTCACAAAATAATAACGTGCGTATTGATAACATTCACATTGATGCGCAAGGTGCCGATAGTGCAGAAATCGCCACAAACATTGCCAACGTCACACGCGACACATTCCAAAACACGGTGCAGGATTTTGACAGCACCATAGCGAGGTAATATGACTACTGATGTAAGTATTCAAAATTCGTTACAAAATGAAAGCTTTGGCATATTTGGCCAAGATCAAACATTTATTGAGGGTCTTTTCGGTATTGTTGATGCGCACCCTGATGAATCGCATGAACTTAAGGTAACAAAAACAGCATATCCGATTGAAACTGGAAGCTCATTAACGGATAACGCTGTTATTGAGCCGCGCAAATTAACTTTAGAAGGTTGGATTAGTGACCTTCTTTATTCTGAAAACGCGCTGGTTCAAATTGAAGGTCGCCCTATTGAGGGTTGGAACCGTTTGGTGACGTTGGCTGAAGATAGAGAACCTTTAACGGTGGTAACAACATTACAAGTATATGAAAATATGCTCATTACCAATTTATCAAGTGTTAAAAACGCTGATACTGGCGAAACATTGCGCTTTATAGTGGAATTAGAAGAAATTTTGTTTTCTGAAACGCGACTTACGCGCTTACCACCATCACGCATTGATAGAACTGGACGTGCGGCCGATAAAACCAGCCAAGTTGATAGGGGGCGTATACAATCGCCTGTACTTGATGCGCGCGCCGAAAACAGTGCTGTTGCCAATTTAAATACGGATCAGAATGTGGTTAATCTAAATGGTGATACGAGTGTTGATCAATTATTATCGGTCAGTACAACACCAAGTGCAGGTACGGTTAATTCAGGCACCACGGTTGATGATTTATTAGGGATAACTTAAATGCAGCAAATACTTGTTTCAAATGATGCACGACAAACGTTTTTAACGACTTTAGAGGGCGTAAGCTTACGATTGAACGTATGGTATCAATCTGTAGGGGAAGCATGGTTTATTGACGTTATACAGCCCGATGGTACCCCAATTACACAAGGTGCCAAGTTAAATAGTGGTAGATCGCCATTAAGTGGCATAATTTCGCAATTATCAGGTGCAATCGTACCGGTTCCCATTGAATTGCCTATTAAAGATTTAGGACGCAACCCATGGGGCAGTACGCATAATCTCATCTATATGACACGTGATGAAGCAAGGCGGGCCGGCATTGCGACAATATAAAAGAAATATACGGGTTATCATAGGTGAGGATGATGGTGAAGCAGTCGAAATTGAAGGGCTTTTTATTCGGTTTGAAATTAACAAAGAAGCTGACTCAAAACCGAATGAAGGTACGATTAGGATTTACAATCTCAATGAATCCACAGAAACGCAAATCAGACAAAGAGGTGTAAGGGTACGCCTTTTGGCGGGTTATGATGGTGATTTTGCACTTGTTTTTGATGGTGACATAAGAAAAGTTGAAAAAGAACGCCATGGTGTTGATCGTATTAGCGTTATTACAATTGGTGGTAATGTATTCAGACTAACAAATGCTGAATTTATAAGATCGTATGAAGGTGCCGTATCGCTTAAAACAATCGTATCAGATGCGTTACCATCATTTAATCTAGCGCAAGGTGCCGTAGATATGTTGCCTGATAATGTTTTCTTACATGATTTTGCATGGTCAGGGCGCACCTATGATTTACTCGATCGCGTATTACGGCCGCAAGGCATCCAATGGTATGAAACAGATGGTGAGATTAATTTTAGTGTCAATGGCGCCACCCAAGATGATTTAATATATGTTATTAATGCTGATACGGGCATGATTGGTAGCCCTACGATCGCTGATAATGGATTACGCGTACAAACGCTTTTAAATCCAAGATTACGTATTACAGGGCGCGTGCGGATAGAATCGCTTGTAATTGATGATGCCGCGGCACAAAATGACGTAAGCGCGCGGGCGGGTGAGTATCAAGGTATATACAAGATTACTAAAATTTTACATACTGGTGATAATCGTGCAGGTCATTATTTTAGTGAGGCTGTTGTAGTACCTGTTGGAGATAACGCATGACGAATACTAATAATGAGATTGATTATGGTGATTTAACGCAAGTCATTGGTTTTGCATTTGAGCAAATGTTAAAGGGTATTTATACGTGCTTACCAGGGACCGTAATAAGTTATGATGGTGCCACAAAGCGCGCGCGCGTAAGACCAGCCATTCAGGTTATGCGAACCGATGGAACGTTTCAGGATCGGCCAACAATTGCCAATTGCCCTGTCATTCATCCTGCAGGTGGTGGATTTACGGTACACCTTCCAATAAAGGCAGGAGATGCCGTTTTAATGTTGTTTTCGCAACGTGGATTAAGTCGATTTAAGCAAAATTTTGAAAACGCACAGCCCGATGAAGCCTTACTCGATATTAAGGACGCAATTATATTACCGGGATTTGGCGGGTTAGAATTAGCACCCGCAACGGCTGATGGTGTCAGTATGCAATCTGATGATGGTGAAAATAATGTTTATGTCACTGATAACCATGTTCAAATAACATCGTCATCCACGGTGCAAATTGATGCGAATGATGATATGATTATAAACGCTGATAGCGTTATTATGAATGCTGATGCGATTATTAATGGTAACTTAACGTGGACGGGCCGAGGTCAAGGCGCAGGTGGAGCGGCACCAGTTTTAAGTGGTGGTGTTGATGTTCAAGGTGGTACGGTAACACATAATGGCGTAAATATTGGTAACACACACACACATCCTGGTGATTCAGGTGGAAATACAGGAAACCCTAATTAATGGTAAAGACATTAAATATTTCAGATGACGGTAATCTTACGATTGATGCTAGTGGTAATTTAGAAGTTGCTACAGATTTAGAAGGATTGCGTCAAAAGCTTATTCAAAAGCTACGGTTTTTTAGGGGTGAGTGGTTTTTAGATGTTATTGATGGCACGCCTTATTTTCAGGAAATATTAACAAAGCCTATTAATATGGGGCTTGTCACAAGTATTTTAAACAATAGAATTATGTCAGAACCAGAAGTGACGGGATTAGGCGCGGTTGATTCTAATCTTGATCCTATTACAAGACGGTTTACGTATAAGGCAAATGTAATTACAATTTTTGGTGAAACGCAGGTAACAGTATAATGGCACAGATTACAGACACAGGTGCGGTCGGACGTACACTAGATGAATATTTAACAATACTTGAAAACCTTTTTAAAAGCGTTTTTGGTGCTGATTTTGATGTGAGTACCGAAACGCCGCAAGGTCAAGTTATAGGGCTGTTGGCATTAATCTTTTCTGAAGCCGATGAAGCGATCGTAAAAACCAGCAACGGCACATCAATTTTTAGAGCGTGCGGACAGCAACTTGATGGCCTAACGGCTATATTATCAACGTTACGTGATGATGCTGAAAGATCACAGGTCACGGTTACATTAACTGGCGTACCAAGTACCGTTATACCTGCAGGTAGCCGCGCGCGCAGTGTTAATAATGATTTATTTGTGCTGGATGATGATGTTCAACTTGATGGTACAGGAACCGCCACCGCTACCATGTTTAGTGTTGAAACAGGTATTGTGTCAGCTTTAGCGGGTGAAATATCAAATATTGTTGATGTGGTACCGGGTTGGGAGACCGTCAATAATGCCGCCGCCGCATCACTTGGTCAATCACGTGAGGTTGACCAGCTTTTGGTGCAAAGATACTTTAGGGAATTATTTAGAAATGCAACATCTGTAATACGTTCAGTAGAAGGTCTTGTATCAGCTTTAGAGGGTGTTACAGATGTTATTGCACGTGAGAATGATACACCTAACCCAATTATTTTACAAAATGTCACCATACCGCCTCATTCTATTGCGGTTGTGGTTGAGGGCGGCGGCAACACTGAAATTGCTGAAGCTATCGTATTGCGTAAAACAGGCGGTACAGGCACCACGGGTACCACGTCTGTGACATTGCCTGATAGACCAAGCGGGATACCTATTACTTTTTTCAGACCCACCCCTATTGAAATATTGGTGAATATAAATGTCAGCCTAACCCCCGATGTTGTAGGCAACGTACAGGCCCTTATTAATGAACGGCTTATGAACTATGTAAACGGTAATTTTATTGTGGACACTGAAGGGTTTTTTGAGACAGATGGTTTGAATATTGCTGAAACTTTATATTTGCATCGTTTATATACCGCGGTAAATAGTGTGCAGGGTATTATTATTAATAACTTAACGCTACAGGTAAAAGGCACAGGGGTTGATGTTACTGAAATACCCATTGACCTTGATCAAAAAATCACAATCTCTGATAGCGCAGATATTACAATCACGGTGGTATAATGGTAAGCACGGAAGTTGATTTATTAATACAT